CTTGCTACAGGAGCAGTTGTTCCTATTCCTACGTTACCCTTTAAAATAGTTTTTGTTATTGAATCATTACCCAATACAACACTATTTGAACCAAGACCAATAGCACTATCTCCAATAACTATTTGATTTGTTTGTCCATTTGCTAATGCCTTAGTTAAATAACCTATAAAAATCGAAGAACTTGAACTTATTAAATTACCAACTGATGTTGACCTTCCTGCTTGTGAACCTATTGAAATATTATAATCTCCTGTTGTATTATATCCTAAAGATTCATAACCAATAGTAACTTGCTGTTGACCTCCTGTAATTTTAGACCCACTATTATAACCTAAAGCAGTATTGTAATTTGAAGTTGTTGATTGCAAAGCACCAAAACCAATTGCTGTATTTTGACTTCCTGTTATTACTCCTTGTAATGCAGAATTTCCTATTGCAGAATTATATTGCCCTGTTTTTATTTTATTTCCACTTCCATTGCCCACCAAAACATTATTTCCTGCTCCTGTTGATAAAGCAATCCCTGCTCCTTGACCTATTGCAACATTTTGAGCAGCGGTTGTTGCAGCAGTTCCTGCATATCTTCCTAAAAAAGTATTTTCTTGTCCTTCAGTTAATAACGTTCCTGCCTGATAACCCATCAAAGTATTAAAATTTCCTGTAGTTATTGCGTTACCTGATTGATAACCAAAGACAGTATTTTGTGCAACCGATGCTAATCCTAATCCTAATCTTAAACCATTAATTGTTATATCGCCATTCGCTAATTGAATAATAGTACTATCTGCTAATGATGTAGTACTTCCATTGAATTTTGGTATTGTTCCAATTGTTCCTGTTCCTGTGATTGGATTTGTTAATGCGTTTTGTTTAGCATTGAATGCGCTCCAATCTGTTGTGCTTAAAGCTCCTCGATTTGTAGCTGATGCCGTTGGTAAATTAAATGTATGCGTTTCGCTTGCGCTATTAATATTGAAATCTGTTCCGCTTGTTCCTACCGATAAATATTGATTGTTAGAATTTAATCCATTTATTGCTGAAATACCACTTGCAAAGGTTGTGGTTATTTGACAAAGATGATTATCTTCAGTATGTAATGTAGCTGTTCTACCTCCTGTACTATTTACAATATAAACCCTAATCGCTAATCTATCAGTTAATAACAATGTTGTTTCAGGAACTGCTAAAGAGCTTAAATACAAATCAATATTTGTACCTCCGCTTATTGTTTCAGGAGCTGCTGAATTGTTTGCAATAGTTGTAAAAGTTGCTCCGTTATATTTTAATAATTCAACATAGAACTTTGGCGTTCCACCACTTGAGGACATTGAAAAAAACATTTCAAAATTCCAAGCTCCTGAAGGTATTTGTAATCTATTTGGATTTCCAACATCCGTTAAAAATTGCGTAATTAAACCATTGCCTGTAATTGCAAAATCTGTTCCAGCTCCAATTACCGCCGTATTACTTAATTGTTTATAAGTAGCTACCGATGCAGCAATCGAACCATTTAAATAATAAAATACAGATGCACCACCTCCGCCTCCGCTTGGCAAAGTTGCGAGTTGACCATCGCCTCGAATATATTGTGCCGAAGTTCCAGAAGCGGTTACGGCTATTGTGCCATCAGAAGTCAAAGGACTATTTGCAACACTAAAAGCAGTTGGCATTGTTAAACCTACGGAAGTTAAACCACCCGCAGGAATATCCTCCAAAGTTATAAATGGATTCACTCCATTAGCTCCATCGTTTGTTAAATCCGATGTTTTTGTAACTGCTGCTGGAATAGTTGGCTTGTTTAAAATTTGAGCATCTCCTGAAGTAGCGTTCCAATCAGCGTTTACATTAACTTCTGCTCCAGCTTGAATTCCATCAAGTTTATTTTTTAAAACTGTAGTAAAATTATTATCAGAAGTCGGAATAACTACATCCCCAATTTGTCCATTAACAGAAGTTACAGGAGAAACACTCGTAACAGAATTTACATTAATAGTAGTTAAATTAGGTTGTACTGTTATTGAAACTGTTTCAGTAGTTTCATAAACATTTATATCAATTATATCGTTTGCCATCTTATCTTGTTATATCGCATTTAATTACAAAATTACCTTCTACCCAAGTTTTAACACTTCCATCTGAAAATGTTATTTCAATATCGTATACATAATTATATTCAGGAATATTAATTATTTGTTTGTTGATTTTAAACAATCCGCCAGCAGCGTTTGTAATTGTTAAACCAGCAGAAGCAACTGTAGTAAATGATAAAATAGGAACTCCGCCACATTCTTTTTTTAATTGCATTTTAATAACAGCACCAGTTAAATTTAATACTACTGTATTTTTAATAACAGCGAAATTAACTGCTTCAAATGTATCGCCTTGTATATGTGAAAAATTTAAACTCATATCTTTTTTTGTTTTTCTAATTTATTTAAAAAGATTTCTAATTTTTTAACATTAGTTTCTTTTGGTTTATATGTTTCTTTTATAGTACCCATCCTGAAAAATTTGCGTCTTTATCTGGATATACATCTGCATTAGAATTCAAATTATATTCAGGAAATAAAACTTGATTGAAAGTCATATAATCAATAAAACGATTTGTATAACTTTGTGCTGTATCACGTGCTTTTTCAATTAAAAAATCTATTTCAGTTTTATCAACCGCTGTACTATTCTCTGAATTATGTTTAAATACACCTTTCTCGCTTATTTTAATAGATGCGTAAGGTAAAAACTCTACCATAGTCCAATGTACTACCATCATTTTAATATAGTCGCTTAAAAGCGTTGTATATGGACTTGCTAAATTACCAGCTACAATTCCATCGTTAATCTTATTATATAATTTAGTACCTAAATAATTTTGGATATGTACTTGTTGCGCTTGAAATATATATTGTGTATATGTATCAGGGTCAACGTTACCATTTAAAATAGTATATTTAACTAAATCGTTTGTTGTTATAAATAATGCTTTTGCCATTTGTTATCCTTTATAATTTGGGTGATGTCCTCTATTAGGCATATCTATTGGTGCTATTTGTGCTTCTGCCCATCCTGAAGGATTTGGATTGTAACCTGAAATAGAATTTACTTCTTCACTTGAAGATAAAGACTTATCTACGTATGGAGTTCCATCTGTTTTAGTTTTTAATCTATAAAGATTTTCATTCCAAACGTGTCCACAATTAACTCCTCCCTTATATTTGAAAAGAGAATAATTCTGACCGTTATGTCCAAATTCAATATTAACTCCAGCAAAACTTGCTTGGTCTATATCTTCTTTTCTATATACAACTCCATTTGAAGTTCTTGACATCATTTGTTTGCAAAAATCTCTTGAATTTCCAAGACCTGAATATTTTTGTGCATATTCATAACGAACTTTATAAAATCCTTTATCTAAAGAACTTTCAGCATTTGCATTTGATTTTACAACTCCAGCTAATTTTTGAAATAAATTTTCTTTATTTTTAATTTTAGAACTTGCCCATTCTTCAATAGATATATTTGAATCTGAATGTTCTCTTTTATCTACTAATTCCCATTCTTCATTAATAGATTCTCCTTCTAATAAACCAAGTATTTGATTTCCTTCTTCATCTGAAAAATCTTTATCAGTTGAACAACAAACTTTTGACATTTTAACTCCAGTTTCTTCTTCTTTAGTTTCTGCATTCATTCCTGAAACATCAACAAATTCTAAAGGTTGTATTGTTTTAAAGTAAAGTTTTAAAGATATACCATTAACAGCTAATATTTCATCAATAGCGTCTATTATTTCTAATTGATATGGTTTTATAACTATATTATCAAATAATAGCGTAGCAGTCTTTATTTCATCTGCATTGTTACCTAATCCACCATCGCCAGAACGTATTCCTAATAACATAGGCGAAGTAACTCTATGTCCAACAATTAACTTATCAAAACATTCTTTACTTAAATATTCGTAATGCGCTGGCGCATCGTTTAAAGGTAAATCTTCAACAGTAGTTTTAGATTCTGCATTAGCATTAAAAGCAATAATAACTTTCTCGCCTCTTGCTCCTGTTAATTTACCCATAACATCACGCTTCATTTTATCACGCATTTCTTCAGAAGGAATACCATTATTGAAGTTAATTACTTTTGTACCACTGAACCCGTTTTGTACATCGTTAATTTGATAATCTGCTATGTTTTCTTCCAATAAAGCATAAGGTAAAGAACCAGAATAATCTATTGGACTATAATAGTCAAAACCACTTACATAAGGTTGTATAACATATATTTCAACTTCATTACCGTTACCAAAACCAAAAGCTGGAATTCTTTTTGCATCTTCACTAGGTTTCTTTTTAGTCCAATCGTTATGATAATACCAAGCTTCTATTTGTCCTTTATCATTACATTTTTCTGCTCGCAATGTTTGCATAGGAAAATGAAGCACTTGTTTTACTTGTTTCTTTTCTATCACGACTTGCATTGCAGCCATTCCTAATAATTTACGTTCTAAAGCTATTTTACGCAAATCTGAATCTTTAATAATAGATTTCATTTGTGCATATTCATTTGGCTTTTTATTAGAATCTAAAGCGTCTAATCCTTTTCCGTAAATCATATTAGCAACACCTGTAATAATAGCGCCATTTGTAGCTGAATATAAATATCTATCAATTAAATATTGAAAGTAATTATTATCACTTCCGTATTCAATATAATTGTTCTTTTTATTTTCTTGTATTACAGGGCTTGTATAAGCACTTAAATTTACTATTGATATATTACTCATAAATTTTAAATTCGTTGTTTGTAACGTTCGCTACGTATTGATTTTGGTTTACTGTATAAACATCATTCGCTTGGTTTGTGCAAAATACTTTATCTTTATAAACTATATTAGAACCATTTTTAATCGTTAAATTATAAAATGTATTTTCTTTTAAAGCAAAAACAGTTGTAGCAGTTATGTAATAATCTGATAAATAAAAATCAGCTGCTATATTAGTTTCAATTCCTGTAGTTTCATTTCTTAAAACAATAGTTGTAGCATTCATTTCACGTGGTATGAAAGTTATGCTTTGTGCTGTATTTTGTTCTTTTAAAATTATCATAAACTATTTTTATATATTAATAATTTAAAGTTAAAATTGTTTTAAAACAAAAAAAGGATGCTAAATAAATAGCACCCTTCTTAAAAAAAACAAACAATAATATTATGCTACAGTACCTTCAACAATAGAAGCTAAAATACCTGTAGTTAACGGTCCAGTTACAAAGTTTGCAGCTAAAGGTTCCATTCCTTGGAATTCCAAAGAATATCCACTTTTATCAGCCATTGCAGCGCCATTTGAAATAGTAGCAGTTACTAAATCCATTCCTTTAGTTAAACCTGCTAAAAAGAAACTTCCGTTGTTATCTTCAATAATAACTTGTGGTCTACCATAAGAAAGTAATTTCAATTGCTTGTGGTCAGCAATAGTCAATTTATTCATACTTAAAGTTAGTTTCTGGTCTACAAATGTAGTTCCATTTTCTCTTGATGAAGTAACAGTTTGTTCAAATGTTGAAGTTCCTTTTAATTCATATTTATAACCGATAGGAGTTCCTCCTAATGCAGTTATTACATCTTCTTGTCCTGCAGTTGCAGAATAAGTTACCGTTGTTGCATCACCCCAATTAATGAAGTATGCAGCTCTTAATCCACCGATTGAATTTTTACATTGTTCGGCTCTTCCTAAAGAAATATCGCAAGGCATAGGTTATATTTTTTAAAGTTAATAAAAAAGGGCAGGCGCTTTACCTACCCTTATTTAATTATTATTTATAATGATTATGCAGCTGGAGTGTAAAGTACAATTTCAGCACCAACACCGTATTGAACAGCAGCAGTAAATCTAGCTACAATTCTTACATTTTCTGAACCGTCGATGTCAGCCATATCAATTACCTTGATTTCGTTTTGGTCTGATAACAAACCAGTTCCAAAATACAAGTTAGATTTTTGAGCAGCCATCATATAATCGTTAGTCATTCCATTGCAAACAAAGATTTTAACACCATCAAAAGATAATGAACCATTGTTAAACCATTGAGTTCCCATTGTGTTAGTACCATTAGCACCAAGTCCAGAAGCTCCGAATCCTCCTAAAGCACGTACATAATCACGAGCAATAGATTGAGAAACATATAAGTATAAATCTTCTTTTCCGTAAAGTGAAGCAGGAATCAAGTCAACAACTTTTCCAAGTTCAGCAATTACGTTAGCAGCAGTAACTCCACCAGCAGCAGGAGAAGCTACATCAAGTACAGCAGCATCAGCAGTAGCAAGAGTTAAGAATCCGTCAAACTCACCAGCATTAGCTGTAACACCTTTCCAAATGTTTTGTTCTGTTTTTTCAGCAATTTTAGAAACAACGTGTGCTAATAAGAAATCTGCAAAAGCAGGAGGTAAATTATCAAATGAAGAATATCCCATTTGAACGGCCTCCCAATCAGATTTGAAATCTTTTTTACAAAGTTGTAAATTTACTTGGAATTCTTCAGGAGTAATTACTCTTTCAGTTAATGTTACAGTAGAAGTAGCATCAAAATCACAAGTTGCGTTTTTAACGATTGCATCTGTAGCAATTCTTTTGATAACCTCTTTGTATTTTACATTAGGTTTAACTTCGATTCCACCATTTGCAATAGTTGAACCTGACAATAAAGCAGCAGAGATGTATTTTCCGGCAAATTCTCCCGCATAGGTAGTCGTAATAGATGTTGTAGTCGCCATAATTTATTTAATTAAAAAGTTTTGCCATAACTATATCTTGTGTAGTCATTTGGCGGTTAGTTGATATTTTATTTAGTTTAACTTCATTTTTAACTTCAGGAGAATGTGTTAATGGTTCAACAACAACTTCTGAACTTAATTCTTGTTTTACTGATTTTAATTCAGCAATTTGTGCTTGTAGTTTTTCAATTTCAGCAAAGAACATTTCTTTTGAAACTGATTCTACAATTCTTTTAGGAGTTGCTACTGTTTCAGCTTGTGCTTCAACCTCAACTTCTACTTCAGCTTCAGGAGCTTCTTCTTCAGTTTCAACTTCTTTAATTTCAGCAATAACACCTTCAACTGCTACAACTAAAATCATTCCATCTTCAAGTTCGTATTCTCCAACAGGTACAGGAATTCTATCCTCACCGTTTACAATAAAAACAGCATTATCCGTTTCAAAAGCATCTGCTTCTAAAACAGTAACTCCATCTTTAAGTTTCATTTGAGCAAGTTTTACTTCCATACCCAAAAGAGTTTTGATTTCATTAATTACATTCATATCTAATTATTTTTTAGTATTAATTATTATTATTTAATTTTGTTATAAATTACGAACTTACATTCGTTATAACTCTTGCGCTATTTGTGTTTGTAACTGTACTTGTTTGTTGTAATACTGTAGCTCCGATTCCTTGTTGAATTAATTCTCCTTCGCAACATTTAGAATCATAAGTTCCGTCTTTACATAAACATCCTCTTTTATCGCCTTTTGGCGAACTTGTTTTATTTCCCATAATTTTATTTATTAATTTCAGCATTAGTTATTATTGATTTTATCTTTTCTATTAATTTATCTTGTATTAATTGTGAAGATAATTTTTGCTCATCACTAAAATATCCTTCAACACTTATTCCTAAATAAGTTCCATCTTTAATTTCTTGCCAAACTTTATCGTTTTCAATACTCATAATAACAGCCCAAGAACCTTCTGCAGCGTTTAAATTATAAATAGCAGATTTATCCATTTTAGGATTTTCTACTATCCAAGATTCAACAACTGAAACGCCATCTACTTCTGTTTTATGTTCTAATGTAGCATTATTGTTATTTAGTTTTTTTAAATATAATTGACCTGCTTTTTTTACAGTTTCTTTTGAAAACTTAATGTTGTATTCGTAATCGCCATTTCTTCTATAAATCAATTTATCAGGAACTAAAGCTAAACCTATAATGATTCTTTTTTCATCATCAATAGATTTAAATTCTATTCTATGATTATTTAAAGCAACCCAATTTTCTTCTGTAGCGGGAAACTTTACTAAACTTAATGCCTCTATTCCATCGTTGTCAGCATTTTCATCTATAAATAATTCTATCGTTTCTAAATTTTTCATATTTTTTATCTATATTTTTATAATAAATTATTTAATAATTTGTTTATCCCAAACTTGCGTTTGTAATTATATTTCTATCTAAAGATTGTCCAGTAGTTACATCTCCAGCAACTACATAAGTTTTAATTGGAGGCTGTTCTTGATTTAATGTTTGAGCCAATTGATTTACACCTGTATTACCAACTACGTTAAATTGTGGAGCAGCAGCACCAGCACCAGTAGCACCACCACTTGGAGCAGAACCTCCTCCACCACCACCCGGAACTTTAACAGCTAAAATAGATTTAACATTTTTAATACCAGCAACAATTGCTAATCCAGCATTGATTGGAGCTAATACTGGACCTACATAAGGTATTCCAACAGTTGCATCATATGCTTTTTGAGCAGAACTAAAAGTATTAATTGTAGCACTAGCAACAGCAGCAGCTTTTCCAGCAGCAGTTTCTTTTCCTAATAAATCAGACATAGCAGATAAAGTTTTTGCCGTTTCATCAGCAGCGTCTAATTTAGCTTTCTTTTCAGCAGCAACTAAAAGTATTTTGGCATCAACAGCAGCTTTTTCATCTGCAGTTGTTTTGTCTGTTATAGCTTTTTTATCAGCAGCTATTTTTTCTGCAGCAGTTTTATTTATAGCATCTAAAGTTTCATTATGTGTTTGAGTTAATAATGCTGTATCTAAATTATTAGCTTCAAGAATTGCTTTCTTTTCTAAATATTCTCTTTGTTCTTTTTGAGCAGGAGTTTCTCTTGATTTATTTAATTCATCTAAAATAGCCATTGCATCTTTAGCTGATTGCATTTGCGCATCTAACTTTTCTTTTGCTATTCTGTCTAATTCAGCTTTTTCTTCTTCAGCTTTTTTAATTGCTTTATCTTTAGCTTTCTGTTCGTTTTCTGCCTTTTTTTCTAAAGCTGCTTTTCTATTTTCTTCTCGCTTTTCTATTTCTGCTTTTTCGGATTCTGTTAGTTCTTTTGAACCTTCAGTAAAACGTTTCATACTTTCTCCGTACGATTGTTGTGTCTTTTTAAAACTTCCACCAACTTGGTCTATACCTTCCGAAATAGCATCTCCGTCTAAAGTGAAAACTCCCTTTAAAATTTTCATTGCACCAGCACCTGATTCTTTTAAGAAAGTAAAGTATGCCATCATAGCAGAATAAACAGCACCAATACCTTTTGTAACATAAGGTAAAGCATCTGTAGCTAAATCAACCATTGTATTAAATAATGGTTCTACTGCTCTAAATACTCCTTGAAATATCTTTTTAATTCCATCTAATAAAGGTTGCAATTTTTTCATTGCTCCTTCATTTTCAGAGAATGCAGCAACTAATCCACCAAGTAAAGAAACTATTAATCCAATTCCTGTAGCTTTTAATGCTCCGCCAAAAGATTGTGTGGCTACTTTTGCATTATTAATAGAAGTACCTAACATTCCTAACGGTCCACCTGCTCTTTCTAAACTATCAACCCAATCAGAAGAAGCGTTTTTAGAAGATTTGATTTTATCTTCTAAGTCATCTATTTGATTGTATATCTTTTTAAATTCTTCAGAACCTGCAGCAGTATCTTTTAATTGTCTTTTAAGTTGTTTTAAACCTGCAATAGATTCTTGTACATTACTTTGAATATCTAATTCAACTACTTTCTTTTCCATTCTCTTTTTAATTTATTAAATCCTTGTTTCCAAGTAGTTGTTAATTGATATTTTCCTTTTGCAATTTCTATCGTTTCGCTTTGATTGTAATGTGCATCTAAAGCTAACATATCTAATATATGTTTAAACATCTTGTTCTATTATTAAAAAAGTTGTTAATACCGAAACTCCATCTTGGAAATATTCCAAATTTATTCTTCCAGCTCTTTCTACTCCAGTTGTGTTTTGGTCTATAATTACTTGTAACATTGTATCTTCAACGCAATCAGAAACAGAAACATATTTAATGAACCCTCCAGAATCTTGAGGTAATATATTAAAACTATCATATTCATTTTTATAAATTGCATATTCAACTTCTTTTTCTGTATTGTCTACTCTAATTTGGTCAGATGAACTGAAACGATACCCAACTGTTGTTGCTGCATTCGCTCCTCTATAATCATTTATCAATTCTAAATCAGTTTCGCCTGTTGTTAAATCTGTTGTAAATGAATTTATAATATATCTTTTATCACGAATTATTAATCTATCATTTAATTTCAAACCTAACTTTTTTCCTGTTCCGTTTGTTGTTGTTGAACCTAACATTTTATCAGGAAATACCGCTTTAACTTTTACAATTCTTGTTTTATTATTATAGATATTTGCTATATAATTTTCGTAATGTCTTGCATAAAGTCCATTACTTGCGTTTTGATAATACCAAGGAGATTGATATTCGCCAAAATTTAAACTCATTAAATAGTTTGGGTCAGTTGGAACAGCCATTATTTCATTTGAGAATCTAACATAACTAGGCATTGGCGAATTTGTTCCTGATGTTGTTGTTATCCAAATATTATTACCAGTTCCGTTAACAAGCGTTTCTCCGTTTTCATAAATAAAAATAGGTTTTGGAGTGTATGGTTTTAAATCTTTATCAATAAGAGTTGCTGTTTCAAAATTAAAAACAACATCTGCTAATGTAGCACGTTCAAACATTATATTTTCAAACGGAAGTTTTATTTCATAGTTTGAAGATTCATTTGTATTAATATTATTAAGAACCAAATCTCCATATTCTAAATTATTAGTTCTATAAAAAGCATTGTTTAAAATGTTATTAGATTTTTCATATTGAAAACTTATTGATTTAAAAAGTTTCGGTCTTTCTATGTCTGCTTCTTCTGAACGTACGTATTTAGTTATATCGTTAATGTTTCCTGCATTATAATATGATTCTAATGGTATTAATTCAAATACTGTAGTGCTTTCAGGAACAATCATTAAATTAAACATTTTAACTAATCCAGAGAAAAAATCAACCATAGAAATATCAGGTAGATAATTTTTTATTTGAATATTACCAACAGTTGTTTGAACTGCTGAGTCAGCATATGAATAATTGGTAAATGTTTGCACCCAAGGGTAACTTAAAAGAGTTTTATTTGCAGACCTGGTATATGTTAAACGAGACGTAAAAGAAAAAGGATTTTCACTGTCTACTTTATAACTATAAGTTGTATTATTATTAGTTACAGAAGGTATAATACCAAATGATGTTTCTTGAATACCTATTACATCACTAACTTTATAAAATAAAATACCATTTTTATAAACATAAATATTATATTTTGTAGTTAAAGATGTAGCTCCTAATGGAGTTACTTTAAATGCAACTCTCATATTTCTACCTGTGTATATAGTTGTTGTACCAACATTTGGCCATACGTTACTATTATTTGTAGTTAGTACATCTGTTGTTAAATTCATTTCAGGAAACGAAGTTGTATTAGGTAAACCACTTATTGTTGTAAAATTAATAGGAAGTTGTTCCGTAGGTACTAATAATGTTTCTGCATTCTTACAATACAAACGTAATTTTTTCCATTGTATTAAATTTAAGAAAGTACCTTTAAAAGTAATTCCATATCTTACTTGAATAGCATCAATTACATCTTTTAATTTAATAGCAGGAAATAAACTATTCCATTTAATTGCGTTTGCTGATAATGCAACATCATTTGTTGTACCACCTGTTTTATAATAAAACTTTTTTTCAGTTCCAATTAAAGGGTACATAACAGAATAGGAACCTGAAGTATTTATTCTTAATAATACTTGGTCTGAGTTATAAGCGTGATTTATTCCAGGCGCTGTAAAATTTATAGTATTTAATTTATCATCTTTAAATAAATCTTTTAACTGAGTTAAGTTACCATAGAACGTAACAGTATAACTTTCAATCCTTCCATTTTTCTTATTGGCTTTTTCTAATTGAAATTTTCCTTCTTTAAATAAAACAGTATTAATTTCTATATACCCATTGTAACGTTGTCCGTGCAAAAATCCACCATCAACTTCACTTTCATACCAATGTTTAAATATAGAATTGTTATGGTCGGAAGCAGGTACTGTAAAACTTTGAGAATAATCTGTAAATACTTTTCCAACATCATTAGCATTAGATAAAGCAGAAGTAACAGATATCTTTTCATCGTTAAATAATTCAATCCTTTTAGCTACTGAATCCACAGTTATATAAATTGAAACTACATTCATTATATTACATCGTTAATTAAATTGAAAGCATATTCAAATTCCATTTCGTAGTTAATCATCTTGTCTTGCAAAGATGTTTTTAAACTTGAAGATTGTGTTTTAATTTCTACAGGTTTATTATCCAATAAAATAGTTTCTGATAAAAGTAATTGCGTAATAATATCAGAATAGTTTTCATCAACCCATCCAGTATTTAATTTAACAGTTTGTCCACCATTAATATTAAATGATTTTGTTTGTCCTTGTGCTATGTTATAATTCAACGCTGAAGGCATCATTTTATATGTGCTACCTTTTACATTGATATTATTAGTTTGTGCTTTAAAGAACGTTAAAAACTGCCATCCGCCTTTTGCATTTATAAACGAACAAAAAACAGAAGTGTATTTAGGTTCACATAAAGGAATAACTCTGTAGGTTGCTAATATACCAGCAGTCGTATCATCTATAATTCTTAATCTATTTCCATTGTCATAAGCAACACCTTCATTCGCTAGTGCTATTGCATAATTAAAATTACCAACATCTCCAATTCCTGTTGAATCAATAACTGTATTTGAGTTTAACTGAATCCATCTAATATCCAAAGATTCAGCACCTGTTGGATTAGAAAATAAAAGATTTACATAAGGTATATTACCAGCATCACGATTATAGTAAATTGTTTGCAAATCATTTGTTAATGGTATAATTGTATCGTCTATGTTTTCATTATATCCGTCTAAATATTTAGTATATCCATTTGTGCAAGTATAAATTGTAGAATCTAATAAGGTGTCTGTTGTTGAAACTGTTTTATAACGTTCTACTGCAACAAAACACCAAGCTTTATTTTCTTCAACAGCAATAGGTTCAGGAACTAATGGCGCAATATTATCTATAAATTCTCTAACATAGTTTGATATATTGAAACTTAAATTTGTTTGCGTTGCACTTGGAATATTCTTTGATAATATATAAGTTGGAGTTGTAGGTACAGCAGTTCCTTCATTCCAAATATATAGTTTGATTTTTGCTCCTGTTTGTCCTGCTTCATTTACACTTATAAAATATGGACTTCTTGTAAATATTAATTTCATTTTATATCTTTTAAATTATAGTCTACTATTGTTTCTACATCTTGACCGAACGCTTTTATTAAATCAACGTCTATGTATTTTTTATATCCTGCTTCAAATGGTTTTGTAAAGAATAAACTTGGTTTGATTCCTTTGTTAAATATTGAACGTGTAATTAAATAAGCTGTAGATTCATAACTTAAAAACCTACCTGATTTTCTATCTTTAAATTGAAATCCTTTTTGTTTAACCCATTGATTTATTCCTTTTGTTAAACCACCTTTTCGACCAGTGCCAGAACCAAACTGATATGGACTATTAGGAGCTTTATTAGAACTTGTTTTACCTTTAACACCTAAATCTACAAACGTACCATAATCGTCCATTGTAAACCCTACAATAGTAAAATTGTTTTCTGTTACTATTTCTCCTTTAATACTATTATATAAAGACTTTGTATTGTTATGTCCTGACTTTGTTAAATTACTTCTTGATTGTTGAATAACATAATCACGGAATCTTTTTATAACTGCTTCTGTTTCTAGCATTTTGTCATTCTGTTTTCAATAGACATATCAAATGTAAATGTAACTCCTGCTATTTTATTTTCAAATCGTTCTGTAAAGAATTCAATGTTTGCACTATTGTTTACCAATTCATAATCATCGGCTAAATCCCCTCTACTTAATATTTCCAAGAATCTATTTGCTACCGATAGTTGTGTATTCAACACGTCTTGTTCGTTGTCATTACCCAAGAATATATCTGTTACCTTTTCTTTTGATTCATCTACGATGTCCATACACAATATAGATATATTATAATTCAATACAGCACCTTGATAAGATACTGAATTAACTATTATATGGCTCAAAGGAAATATAGTTAGTTTGTTTAAATCAACTTTAAATATATCTCCAGTTGTAACTGTATTGACAAACAAATCTTCTTGTAGTTTGTTTTTAATTGCTTGTGTTATTTCGTAAAATGTACTCATTATCTTTTTTTAATTAAGTCTGATTCTATTTGATTCTTTTGCTTTTCAAATGTTAGATATGTTAAACATTGGTTAATCGGTAACTCGGTGATTCTATCAAACCTTGTAATGTCTCCTTGAGCAATAGCATAGATTGAACTATACCATCCCCATCTTTGTCCGAACTGCGCTGTTGCAGAATAGTCTGCATCTCCTTGTTGTTCTCCAAATAAGTCAGTGTACTTTTCAACAATTCGTTGCCTAAATTGTAAAAAAAAATAGTAGCACCTAGAACAGCATCTAAAGGAGCGTGTTTCATAACATCGGAATATGTTATTGAACCATTATATTTTTCTATTGAATACGTATGCTTAAACTTCTGGTCTATTGGTCTATATAATACAGCCATTGCTTTGTGCATATTATCCCAGTCTCCTATATATGTATCTAAATCTGTATATTCTCCAAATGATATTTCTTCTAAATTAGGAATGAATCCAAATTCAACTCCACCTAGTTTAAACGTTTGAACTAATTTATGTTCTTTAGAAAACATTGCACCAAGTCTATTAGTTATATCGTTGACTTCAGAATATTTAATTGTAGCAACATCTTTTAAATCTATATTACAAAACAATTGAACCATCTTTTGTTGTAAGAACTCTCCTTCAGGATTATTTTTAGCAATAGATAAAAACTTTTGATATTGCGATAACTTAATTTCGTTTAATTCAGTTGGTATGTTAATTTCTAACTTCATACAAATTTTTTATTAATAATAAAATAAAGTCATAATTGTATTAAACAAAAAAAGGTAGCCATTTCTGACTACCTAATTTCGACTATTAACCAAAATAATATTATTCTTTAACTTCTATTGATTTTAAATATAATTCATATCCTTTTATAAAACCATCTTTAAATGCTGATTCATAAAGATATGGTTCTTCATAATGTAACCACGCTTTATATGCTTCACTTTTTAATTCTTCTTCTGTCATAATGTTTTTGTTTTAAATGTTATACAAATATAATACTTATATTTTCAATAAAATACATTTAACAAATATTTAACTATTCAAATAAGCAGAAGCTATTAAATACATTTGCTGCATCTTTTTAATTTCGCCTACATTTCTCGGCAAGTTAATCTGTACTTCTACATTCTTTATATGATGTATATAACATTGTATTGTAGCTATTATTTGTCCGTATGTCATAATCTAATATATAAAGTAATTACCTTTATTAGGGTTCTCTAATTGGCTCATTATAGCGTAACGCATAGCATCAATAGCGTGGTTATATGCATCTATTGGCTTATTCATTTTAACTCCTGTTTTATCTGTTAACCATATATAGTTTCTTAATTCATTAATTAAGTTTTTACTTCTTGATGTAATATATATCTTATTTTGATTCATTAAATTAATACCATATATAATTGAATCCTTACCTTTTGAAACTGGTAATATATTATGTCCGTATGTATTTAGTTCTGCTATTGATTTTGGTTCAGCACTATCGGCATATACTATATCGTTTACATCGTTTGCTTTTAATAGATTAGATATTTCGCTATTTAATAAACCTTTCTTATAAATCAATTCATCAAATATATAAGCATCGTTATATTTATACATTGCTACTAAAGATGTAGGGTCGTTACTATATCCAAAGTCCATTCCATAACAAAGTATTCTAGCATCTGTTGGCATATCTATTTCATTCCAATCAGTTATACATACCCCTTCTAAAGAGCCTGTTTGTCCAAGTCCATATACTTGCCACCAATTAGCCCAATACGTAGATGTTAATGCTTTAACCTTTGCTGATTCTATTTCTTTTACAATCGTATCTGATAAAGCTTCATTATCTAAATATGTTAATGTAATAAAGTCTACATTATCTTGTGTTAGTATTTCTCTATCTACCCAAAACGTAGATGCTGGATTATAATCTAACCATATATCTCCTGAAGTTCTAATAGCCATTTGATAATATGAATCAAAATCTATATTGTTACATTCGTTTACGTATAATATGTTTCTTCTTGCGCCACGTAATTTGTCAGGTTGGTCTACAGAAAAGAATTCAATATAACTACCATTTGCAAACGTGTATTTTAAAGTACTTTTATTAAAGTTAGCATCTGTATATCTACCAAGTGCCATTATAATCTTTAAGAAGTCTTTTAAAGCACCTCTACGCAGATGTGGTATTGATTCTGATACAACACTAATTTCTAAATAAGGTTCTTTAATTGCTTTGTCAATAAGCAAAGGAAGTATTCCAAATGTTTTACCCGCTGATGTTCCGCCTCGTACTACCTTAATACGTTGCTTTAAACGTAATAACTTCTTGATTGCAGTAGTTAATATAAACTCCATATAATAATGTCTTAAATGATGTCTAAATCATCTATATTAAATATAGGTTGCTCATTAGTTACTGTTATGTCTTTTGTTTCTCTTGGTTTACCTGCATAGTAATTATAAAACAATTGAGTGAATTTAAAGTCTCCGTTCTCTAATCCTTTTTCTAATGCCATAAATGCTAGTGGTTCTAATGCTCCTAATTTTTCTAATAGTTTAACTTCTTCTGCTTTTGATTTTCTACCAGCAGTTGTATGTCCACCATTGAATTTTCTTTTATCTTCCATAATTAAATAAAATTATTATTAAATTAAAAATAAACATTTTTGTTTATTGTTTATATTAATTCATCAATAGTTATGTTATGGCAATACATTAGTTCGTGTATCTTTTCAAATACCATTTCTATTCCTTGATGTTTATGTTCTGAAGTTATAGAATCATTTAATGTATAAACTAATCCTTTCTTTGTATTATAAACTAATTCAAATATAAAGTTAGCCATATCCATTGCTTTAATTGTTGCTAAATATTCTGAGTTATCTTCTGGAAGATTAAATTCTAATATTGCTTTCATTTTGTTTTATTTTACATTGTTTACATAATAATTCTTTAGTTGCTTTACCTGTAGATATAATAGTTCTACATTTATTGCAGAGCATAGCACCTCTGCCATTATTAAATTTATGAATTGGTTTCATTCTTCATCTGTTTTAGGAATACAATCACAATAATTTGTATGAGCGCAATAACATTTAGTTTTTATTTCCCAATAGTAATCACATTCTAATCCATTGTTAGGTGGTTTACAAAAATACGATTGTCTATATTTGCTTGGTTCTGCTTTATATCTGTAACAGGTTGAACTTAGTTCGCAATTGTTACCACTACACATTGTTATGTCTGGCATCTTATTTGTTTTTAAATTCATCTGTTAGCGTCCATAGTGCAACAGTTACAATGCTTCCTATAAGAAATCCTATTAATATACCTATAATAAATACTTCATTCATAATCTTATTTGTTTTTAAATTGTTTTATATCCTGATTTTAATTTCATATAATTCTTTGCTCTTTCTCTTGCTTGATATAATATTCCAAGTTCAATAGATATTTCTTTCCATCCTTCTATTTCTTGTTTGATATATCCTGCTACTATGAATCTATTATATTCTTTTGAATATTTATTAAATAGTATTGTTGCTCTTTCTTTGTGTGTCATAATATTACAGATTTAATTATTAATACTATTGCTAAAATTATATTTATAGCAGATAAAATTGACATTACTTCTACTAATATTTTTTCTTGTTTAGGTGTCATAGTTTTATGTTAGTATTCATTTTATAAAATGCTTCTAATCTATCTATTATTATTTGTTGTTGTTTCATTCCTTCGTATTGTTCCATTAAGCTATTTAGTTTGTTTATTGTTTTGTTTTCATATCTTGGTTTTTGTTCTAATTCTTTTATTTGTTTTGTCAAAGATACGTTATTAAATCTTAAGTTGTATATTTCGTTTTCTTCTTTTGTATTTTGTGATTGTTCTACTTCTATAAAGTTGCTTAATATTTTGTTTCTTAAATGCTTTAACTCTGGATTTGATTTCTCGTATATGTTATACATTCTTAATGCGTGTATAATAGTTGCGTGATTAAGTTCTAATGTATCTCCTATTCCTTGAAAGGTTTTATTTGGGTATAATTGTTTTAATATTGAACAATATAAACTTCTTGCTTCTACTGTTTCTCTTTTACGTGTTCTTATGTTTATGTTTGTATCTGTTTCTGATTGTATTATTTCTTTTAATCTTTCTGTTATTTCCATTTTATTTTTATTTTTTGTTTGTTTTTAATTAAATCTGTTAGTACATTGAAACTTATTATTTCTAATGCTAAATGTATTCCTTGGCATTCTTCATATAATTCTAATTGTTCATAGTGTTTTAGTATATCTCTTACTTGTTTTAAAGTTGTTCCTTGTTCTATTTCATATAAAGTTAGATTATAATGGTCTATTGCTTTATCGTTCATTAGAATAATTCTATTTGATTTGTATTTATTTTATCCCAATGTATTTTTAAATCATTTCTGCCATCTGGTTTTATTATATATTCGCAAATATTTGAACCCCAAATTTCAACCATTTTTAAACACATATTTTTTTCCAGGTCAATAATATCATAAGCAATTTCTTTTAACCCACCTGAATTACTTCCGTTTGGAGGTACACTAAAGGCGTAAAATGTATCCCTACCTGTTTTGTTGCCGGATTTTATTGTTTTTATACAAAAATCCCTATCTATTTTTAATTTTAAATCTTCATTATACCTTAAACCTTTTGTTGATTGGTTATCTATAAATACCGCTGAATCACAAAAAGAATTTAATATTAACCTTTTATTAGCCGCCCACGCATATTGACGATATTCTAACGCCCCAACAGCAATTGAATTTTTTTTGAAAAATTCTTTTGAATTATTTAAACATACTTTAAAATCTTCCCTAATTAATTTAGTTCCTTCCCTTTTATAAAAATAACTAATATCATCATCTAACAACCAATAATCACTTATGTTTTTTAATTCTGTATTTATTTTAATAAAATTTCTTGCATAAGATAAACCCTTATTATTATAAGGTAATTTAACAATATTAAAATCTGGGTAATTTTTTTTATAATCTTCGTATTCTTGGGGTTCAACTATTAAATATAAATTTTTAAAGTTTCCGATTAAATCAGCTGTTTTACATTTATTAAACCTTGACTTTGTTGTTATATAAATATATAATTCTTCCATATTAAAATAATTTAGTTTGATTAGTTACTTTTTCTATGCAGATTCTTTCTGCTTGTTTCTTGCTTAATAAAAAACCTTTATCAGTTCCGCCTTTATCACTTTTAAAGCCATCAAACAATGCGGGTTTGTTAAATTCATAATATTGTTTTAAATGTTTGGTAGCAAATATATAAAATTCTTGTTCATAACCAATCACATATAACCAACTTTGATTCTTATAAATACCGCCTTCATATTTTTTGTAACCATAATCACGTTCAATACTTATAAATAAATTTCCAGTTTCAATAAACCTTTGGTCATTTTTAATTTCAATACCTTGTCTATTTTCCCCTTTTTCAAATTGTTCTTTTAATAAAGTGTAATGACTTAAATTAATGTTTTTTTGCTTACAGAACCAATCCATTATGTATGATTCAAATTCGTATCCTTTTTCTTGTTTCCTTGTTGTTGTCATTTTTATAAATTTAAGTACCCTGTTTTATCCATTTTCATTTTTAATAATTCTTCTGCAGGTTGTTTACATTTATACATATACTCCCTGTAGTAAATTACAAAACTAATTCTTAACCAATTTTCTTCAGTATTAATAAAATCTGTATTTCCGTGCCATTTATGTACATCAACAAAAAGTATATCAGTGTTTTGTAAATCTATTGCTACTTTGTATTGAGGCAAACAAAAGTAACCACCTGTCCAATTACCTTCTCGGTATGCAATTAAATTACCAAAACCATCAGGATAATCACCAGCATCTTGATGTACTGCTGTTCTAAAATTTTTATTAACTGTTACTGTAGTAAAAGCTGTACTAGCTATAACATAATTTTGATTTGTTCCTTGCGCTATTGCTTTTTGTTTTGCGTAATGTACTGGGCAAAGTTCTTTATATTTGTCATCAATAAATTTTACAAATGGTATTCCGCTTTTATATTTATCAAAATAATTTTTAGCAAAAGCAGTCTTACGACAATATTTAACCATAGCACCTGAATCCATAAAACCTACGCTACCTGATTCAACTTTATTACCTACAGTTATATTACTAACTGAACCATCTTTACGGATACGTTTGTGGCTACTACCTGAAGCGTAACCCCTGCTTTCAGTTACTTCAATACTATCTTTAAATGAATTAACTCCTAACATTAATGTTTCCATTGGTATTGCATTTTTCCTAAAGCTAAATAATAAATTTCCATTTAAATCATAGCCGTCAGCATCTTCTGTAATTAACAGGTCATAATTTTTATCAGTAAGGTATTTGCCTTTTAACTTTTCTGATTGTTCGTCAGTTAATTGCTTTTTTAATTTATATGTTTTCATATTTTTCTTTTAAAATAATTAATAGTAAATCGCTTAAATTTCCTTTTTGTTGGTATTCTCTACCAAATTCTTTTTTAATACCTTTTTTACATAACGCTTTAAATTGTTTTAATTCTTCTACACTAAAATAAAGCATTGTTGTAGTAATTTCAGTGTTATCTATTGGTGAATTATCTATTCCCCAATCATCTTCAAATAATTTCATTTTTTTATAAGTATTAAATTTAATTCATCTGCTACATAATTAATATGCTTTTGCGTTGTTTTAGACCAATACCCTAACTGTTCTAATTCTTTAAACTCATAATTTATAATAGCCACAATAGTTCCGTAACTTTTAACATAGTTGCCTTCAATAACTAAATTCTGTTTGTACTTTTTTAATTCCATTTTGTTTTTGTTTTAAATTGTTTTGTAAAAATATAAATTTTATTTAATAAAAAAAATTAATTAACATTTTTTTAACTTTTAATTTGTTCTTAATTTTAACAAATTATAACATTCAATATAACGCTGCTTTGCTTTTCCTTTGTGTATTTTTTTAAATAATTCATAAACTCTTTTAGTATATTTATAATGTGAATCACACCCTGCAAATAATTTCTCTGCATATTTCTTTCCATAACCTTTACAGTATTGAACATTATCAGCCCCATCTCCTATTATCATTTGTTCATAAAAGTTGTACATTGCTTCAGATTCGGATATATCATAAACACATTTGTGTTTAAAATGGTAATTATAAATCAATGCCGGAAATTGCCTATAATCTTTATCTATTGAAACTATCATAACGCTTTCTCTACCGTGTTCTTTTGCTAAATTATACCAATACCTCGCAACCATATCATCAGTTTCTATTCCGTGACCAACTATTGAACCATAATTTTCTTTAACGAATTTGTGCATTTCATTCAATAACGGCGGTAAATCAGAAACTAATCTATTAGCTTTGTATTTCGGTGAAATATATTTTCTAAAATTACCTATTGAACCAGAAAAAACCAATACTTTATTTATTTCGTAAGTTTCTTCTAAATCGTTAATAATTTTCATAAACCCTTCTTCAAATTTATGTATTGATAAATCTATATCTGTATAAAATTTTTCATCAGAGTTGTCCTCTTTTCTTTTAAGGCAACTAGCAAATATTAAGCTGTCTGCATCAAATAATAAAATCATCCGTTATTGATTAAAGTTAACATATACTCCCAAACTTTTAATTCTCTCGTGGTTGAATCTAACATTCTATATAAAATGTCTTCTTCTAAATCAGTTTTACCAGTTGTTATTTGATAAACATAATCTTGTTCTTCTCTGTTTAAAGCATTTATTTTACATCTTACTTTGATGTATGCTTGTTCTTTTATTTCATTATCCATTTAATGTTTGTTTTATTTGTTCATAATATAAATCTGATTCTTGCCAATCTTTCACTAAAGCATCTGCAATTAATTGAAGTTCATTTCTAACATAAGTGTTTTCAATTTCATTCATTAACCAAATAATGCTTTCTAATTTGTTTAAAATTTCTGTTTTGTTCATAGTGTTTGTTTTTAATCCTATTTTTATACTTTGGGTATAAAATTGTGATTGTTTTTAATTGTTATACAAATATAAACAAGTTATTTACATTAAAAAACTTTTTAATAAAAATTAACATAATATTAACAAAATAAAAAAAGCTACTGTTTAGGTAGCTTGATAATATTACGATAAACTTTATTAACTCTTTCTGAATTTATTCCTCTTGAGTGATAAAATTCAAGTACTCTGTTTATTCTTGTTAGCGGTTTAAATCTAGTCTTTGCCATTTTCTATTAAATATATTTTTCTTTCAAGTTCTTCTATTGTATTTTTTAATTCTAAATTATAATCTACTAAATCATAAATTTGTTTTAATAACCTAACTATAATTTCTTTTTTATTTATCTCCATTTTCTATTAAATATATTTTTCTTTTAAGTTTTTCTAAATACAATGTTAAATCCATTGCTTCTTCTATTGCGTGTTCAATCCATTGTGATGTAGTTAAATCTTCTCTATCTAATGTAACTCCATATTTCTTTATTCCTACGTTAGAACGTTGTTTAAATTTGTTTACTACTGCTTCTACTATTGTATCTTTCATTAAAATCTTTTTGAGTGTTGTTTATATAAATCCATTACTTTCTTCATTCCTTCATATTCGTTAAACGTTTGTCTATTACTTGGTGTTGCTTCTAACTTTGTATCAATAGCTAAATAATTTATTAGTTTGTAATTTGATGGTCTGTACTTAATTACATAATAACTTGAATCTTTAGTTCTTTCTATATAATATGCTAAATCATTATCCAAACAAATTTTCATTGCTTTAAATTCTTCATCCGTAGGTTTATATTGAATGATTTGTTTTTTAGCCATTACTCAAGTCTTAAGAATTCTGTTTCAGCGTGTTTAACGAACCATTCTTTATTTTCTTTGTATTTATCTATTACAGCATTTATCATTACTAATTCGTCAATAGATGAGGTTTGAAGCTTTGATATTATTTCTTCTATGCTTCTTAATATATTAGTAGTTGTTTCTGCATCTGTATCGTAAATAATTCTATATTCATCCCGTACAATTTCTTCCAAGTCTTTATTTAAACTATTTATTTTATGTTTAATTTGTTGCTTGTATTGTTTTGTAAAAAATAAACTTTCATTTGATTCTAAAAGTAATTGACTTAATAGAACTGATTTTAGGTATTCTAATTGTATTATATTGTTTTCCATTGTTTTGCTTTTGTTATTTCTAAATATGCTACTTCTTTTTCTATTCTTTGTGTATTATAAAATTGTGTTGTTGCTGGGTTTTTATTATTTGTTTCCCATTCTGGGATAATTAAATTTAGATTAAAACTATAAATTCCTTTTGGAGTTGAATTAAAATACATTGGTGTATCTAAATGCTTTTCGCATTCTTGTTTCATTGCATCGTATTTCTTCTTTTCTAATAGTAATGTAGGGTAATGTGCTTTTCTACATTTTAGTTCTAATCTATGTCCAGTGGTGGAACTATAACAATCCCACCTTGACATTTGATTCTTTGCTTTGACTAAATCAGGATAGATATTTTCTTTTAGCCAATTAAATAAATCAACTTCTTTCCAATTAATCATTAATTTTGTATTCGTTGTATACTTTTCTTAATTCTTGTATTTTACCTGCCCAACAAGAACCGCAAGAAGATAATTGTAAACGATAATTGAATACATTAAGATAAATTTCAGAAATTAAATTTTGCTCTTCAGGTGTTAATTCGGTTTTGCTTGGTTCAATTAATTCTGTTAAAGCGTTATAATCTTTTTCAGTTAAACAATTAATGTTTCCGTTATAAGGAAATAATTTATTTAACTTTGCTTTTCGTTCATCGCAACCGCAATCTAAACCTGTTACGGATGAAAATAATTCTACTACTTTTTTGATTCCAGTTACTTCTGTGATTTGTTCAATAGTGTCTCCCAAACCTTGTGCATTCTTTTTAGCCATAATTTTAATTAATAAGTGTTATTGTAATCGTTAATATTATAATCGTTGTAATCTTTTTGAAATTTGTTTTTAAGTATTTCTTTATAGTTTTTAATTGAATGAAATATAGATATCAAACTAATGTTTGTTTCTTTTGCTATATCTCGCATTGACATATCTGAATCTCTATAAAGTTTAAACAGCTTTTTATCATACCAGTGCCAATTATCTATTTCTTTGTCTATCATTAAGCATATATTATTATACGCTTTGTGTTCTTCAATGTTTGAATCATCAAATAATTCCCAACATCCATCAAAAGGTACTTTAGTTATTTTCATTTTCTTATTGTAATATTGAAAATATAAACTTCGTAAAGTAAAATAAACATATCCTTTTCTGACATTGCCTTCTGAATCTAAAATTTTATCAGCATCTGCATATTTCCATAAAGCTATATAACTTTCCTGGACTATATCTTCAGCATAATCAAATTCTCCAAATCCATTTATAATCTTAACCCATTCTTTGTGATGTAAGGCTACTTTTTCGAGCCATTTGTTGTTATCCATATAAATGTTATTGATATTACGAAAAGCACTATTTGAATAGTGTGTTCTGTTTCTCTATTATCAATATCGTCATTGTATAATGCACCAAACATTAAACCTTTTATTGGTGCTATTATTACATCGCCATCGTATTTTACCATTAATTGCATTAAAAAATAAATAGTAAATAGTACAAATGAAATTAGTATCATAGTTTTATTTTTAAATAAGCGTTATTTTTATATTTACTTTCTTTAACTTCTAAATCAATATGTATATTAGTTATCTGAGAATCTTGTTTTTGCAATAAATTAATTATGTTTTCTAATTCATTCCATTGGAACTTTGTTTCTATCATACTTAATTGTTTCAAATATAACAACTTTTCTTTCAAGTCTTTAAAATAACTTATTAACACTTTATTGTCTGAATGCAATAGTAACATTCTTTCAGCTGATAGCTGTAATTCTTCTACGTGGTTTTTTATTGTTGTTTCCATTAAAATACTCCTTTCATTACATCGTAAAAATCTCCTTCAACTTGTGGCAATCCTGATTTATTTACTTTAAAACTAAAATTTTCAAATCCTGCGTTTCTGGAACGTTTACAACTTACGGTTACTAAATCTTTGTTTACTGTATTTAATTCTAATTGAATTTGTGTTTCTGCTTTCTTTTCTAATGCTGAACCTAAATGTCCTGTAGGTTTATCAGTTCCAAAATTAGAGTGTATAACAGTTATTATATGGCAATTTAATTCTTTTGTCCATTTCATTAACTTTTGAACAACTAAATTAGATTCTTCTATATTATTTACATCACTACATAAATCTGCAATACCATCAATAATTACCAATCCAATATCTTTTTTATCTAACGTATCGTATAAATAGAATTCTATTAAATCAACTCTATCTTTTGCAGAATATTGCCTTAATGCTAATGTATGATATCTATCAGTTATAGTTCCAGTCATTTCAATCGGTCGTTTAAAAACCATTTGTGCGTGAAAGTTACCCTGTTCTGTATCAAAATGTACTAAATGTTTGTTATCTCTATTACCTTTTAAATCGCCGCTTATTCCGTTTAATTGTCCGTTTAAATAAACTGCTGAAAGTAAACTAATAAAAAATGTTTTCTTTGATTTCGGTGGTGCTTGTACAAAACTAAAATTTCCGTATGTTCCTATTGGAATAGGATATTCTAATAAACCATCTTTTGTTTCGTATGCTTTTGTTCCAAATGAAATAGCTGGTGTTGGATAATCTATTTTTTCTAAAGGATTGATAGTAGCTTCTTCTATCAAAACTTGCATTATAAGTCTATGTTCGTCTTTGTCTATTGTCATTTGTTTTGTTTAAAAAAGGGAGCTGTTACACTCCCTGATTAATTTAAAATGGTAAATCTGCAGTTTCTAATTCAACTGCTTTTGATTCTTGTTTTGTAGCGTTTGTAATTTTACCATCACTCCATACTACTTTTCCATTTCCTAAATAAGTTTTAGGTTTCTTTGCTTCTCTTTCTTCTTGTGTTTGAGAATCTGTAATTGAAACATTTTGTCCAAACTGATTTGTTTCATCGTTAATAGAAATAGTTCCATTGTAGTAAACTGCTCCATCTTTTCCGATAACAAATTTTTCTTTTGGTAATTTGTCAATTCTTAAACTAAAATTAATTAATGCACTCATATTATTTGTTTTTATTTATTGCCTACCTTATTTTACTGTTGTCGGCTATTCAGCTTTATTTAGTTAATTCTTCTTTTGTTTCTTTAGTCATTTTATACTTACTTTCAATAGTTGCAATATTACCACCATTTTTTAAATATTCAATAGCTTTTTTAAATTCTGGTGTATTTTTATTTAACCATTTTAAATCATCTTCTTTAACTACTTTATCGTGTTTATTAGATGCGTCTGAATCTTGTGTATCATCAATAAGTAATAAGTTACCTAATGCGTATTTTTTTCCATAAGAAGATGCAGAACCAAATTGTTGTGGTACTTGCATACCTTTTTGATTTAAGTCAATTCCAACAATAGCTGTAGCTGATATTTTATTAACTCCATTGTTATCTAAAATAGTTGCTATTGATTTTAACATTGGTGGAAAATTACTATTACTATCAAAACTTGAAACTATCCTTTCTGTAATAATAAAACTTACTTGGTATTTTTCGTTATAAGGTTTTAATGCTTCTAATATATCTTCAGCACTTCTAAAGTTATATTTTCCGAACGAGTTAAATTTTGATTTGTTTGCTTTAAATTCTTTTTGAATTAAAGACAGTTTTTGGTTTAATGTTTGTTCCATTTTAATTTGCTGTTAAATTATAAATTTCTTTTTTTACTAATGTTTTGTATTCTTTTGGACAATCTTCATCCAGTACTTCAAAACAAAAACTTTGTAGCTTTGTTAGTTTTCCTTCAAGTTCGCAAATATGTTTTTGCATAACTTCCATTCTAAATCTGTTGTAATCTAATAAGTCTTTCATTATAATAAAGATGTTAATGTTAAATAAATCATTCCAAACGTAAATACGAATAGTAATGCTGATGCGAAGTCTTTTAAATTCTGTTTCATTTTTAAATGTTTTAATTGTTAATTGTTTGACAAATATATAACTTGTTTTTTAATATAAAACTATTTTAATTTATTTTAACAAAACTTTAACATATAGCAAAAAAAAGGGTATCTTAAATAGACACCCAATTTTCAACAATGAAACAAAGAAACAGAATCTTATATATTATTTACCTTTTCGGTATAGTAGTTAATTAAGTCTATTAAATCTATATCAGCAAATTTAACTATTTGTTTTGATTTTATTTGTAGTTCTTCAGATAAGTTATTACCAAGATATTGACTAAATTTGAATTGTTCTCCAGAACGTGATATATTGCAACCATAACATTGAACTCCAACGTTGTTTTCATCCCATCTTGTAGAGTAATGCGAACGTGATTGAAAATGACCGCATTGTAATTTCTTCCAATGGTCTTTTTTTCCACAAGTAACGCAAGTAGCTATTTCATTAACAGCATCTTTTTGTCTTATATACTGACTAAAGATAGTATCTAATTTTATTACTAATGATTTCCTTGTTGGTTTTTTCATTTGTCAAATATAAATAGCACTTATTAACTTTTGTGTTAATAACAAATTTTAAGAATTAGAATTATTATTATACATTTGTACTTCCAATGCGTTGAAGACTTGCAGAACCTAATAAAATACGGAAGCTGTTTGGAACAGGTAATTATTGAAAATTTCTTTTTTCTTTTTTTACTCTTTTTTTCTTTTTATTTACACTATATATTATATTAAAAAAAACCTTTTATATTTATATATTAAATAAAGAATAATTAAACCTAATAAAAACCATAAATAAATAAAGTAATTTGCTTTTTTATCTATAACTTTTGATTTCTTATTTTCAACTTGTTTAGTTTGTACTTTAATTGATTTCTTTTGTTGTTTTAAAGCATTTTCTGACACTTTTTCTTTATTGTTATATAAACTATTAACTTTAGTTTTTTTAATCGTTAAAACAACGTTTTTATAAGTTTTACCATCTACAATAATTTCTTTTAAACTATCTAATGGTTTTATTATAATTTCATCACTATCTATAAATGTGTTTATATTAGTTTCTGAATCAGTATCTTTTTTAGTTTCTATTTTAGTATCTACAAGCGTTAGTACTAAACTATCTTTTTTAACTTCTGATATTTGTGTATTTACTTTACGAGATGCACAAGAAAATAAAATTAAACTAACTAAAATAAATATTGCTTTCATATTGTCTACGTTTTGTTAAACCTGCTACTTCTTTTTTATTTACTTTATTCCACTTTTTAAATTCTAATTCAATAGAAATATCATTGTGATTTTTATTTACTTTTTTTAATAATGTAGAACTTGCAAAATTACCAGTTCCAATATTATAAGCTAAAGAAACTAATGCATTAAATTGATTTTGATTTAAAGGACTTGTAACTAATTTAGAAACTGTACTTGCAAATTTATCAGCAATATGTTTAAACATTTCAAAAGCTTGTATTTTACTTATTTCTTTATCCAACATTGTTACACGTTTGTTATCTGGATAATAAGTGTTTCCATAACCTATTGTAGCAATCTTTGCGCTGCACAAATATGGTTTTGAACTAAATCCTTCAAATTCTGTTATAAGTAAATAACCGCTATTGTTCAGTTTCATTTTTATTGTTCTTTTCCATTAAATACCATCTTCTTGCAGTATATCCTGTAGCAATAATAAAAGCAAAAACTTTCATTGCTGTATCTACATTTGTGAAAGTAAAAACTAAATATCCTCCAGTTAAAAAGGAACTCTTTAAATCTAAAATATAATTTTTCATTTTTTTAATTGTGTAACTATTTCTGTAAATCCTTGTATTCCGATGTAAGCGGTTGCAATAACAACCCAATCGGAACTCGTTAATGTTTGATTAAATAAACCAACGCAAGCGATAACAAAAACAAGTAATTTTCGGCTAATTAATTTATTCAATATTACATCAAACTGCTGTCGACTCATCCTCTTTTTTTTCTTGTAATTGTTTAACGCATTGTGATACGATTACGGCTTCGTCTAATGATAAAAGTCCTTTTGATTGTGCTAAATTTGCTACTTGAATAAGGACATTAATTGCTTGTTGATTTTCCATAAATTTATTAATTATTAAAAGGTAATTCAGGAGTTATTTCTTTTGGAAATTCTTGCAAAATTAAATTTTCGTTAAGCCCTATTTTTATTTGTTCTAATTGTGAAATTTGCGGTTCACCATCTATTGGTTCAGGAATTATACTTAAAATAGATATAACCCAACCAACAACTTGGTCTTTGGTTAAATCAGCATATAAAGTAAAATCTGTTCCGCTTGGCTCAGGCATACCCGTTGCTGAGTATGTTTCAGCCGTATATTTATCATTCGAAGCGTTTAACCTCCAATGAACAACATTTACTACATTTTCAAGACTTCCCTCTTTTACTCTGCAATCTAATGCACTAATAATCCACTCGTATTTTGTTTCCATATTTATTTATTTATTTGTTATCCTATGTATGTCCACCCTGTGGATTTGTTTATATATAATCCTTCAACTACGTCTGTGCAATAAACACATAAACCAACTGCAGGAGTTGCTATTGCTATTCTTTGTGCATTTGTCATTCTCGGAGGTAAAAAACCTTGAGTTGTTGAATCAATTTGAACTTTTGCACTTGCTACAGGAGCAGTTGTTCCTATTCCTACGTTGCCCTTTAAAATAGTTTTTGTTATTGAATCATTACCCAATACAACACTATTTGAACCAAGACCAATAGCACTATCTCCAATAACTATTTGATTTGTTTGTCCATTTGCTAATGCCTTAGTTAAATAAC